TTTTGCATAGTCTATTCTGATCTCTATACACTTGGCGTGCTGGAGTACTGACTGAAATAACTCACTAACCGTATGTTGACTTAGTACTTCTGCCATAGGAAAAGGCGGGGGTAGAAGAACTACCCCCTTCTTTTATTAGTTAAACATTACACCGTAAGCGGTATTGAATTCCTGTTCCTCCTCTGTTTCTACTATATTCAGAATTTCTTCAGTATCTTCTTCTACAGCAGCGTAAGTGTTTTGAAGCTGACCCAACTCGTTCACAAAAAAGTTGTGGACTTTCTGGTGATCACTGAGATAGTTCAGTGGATGAGAATCTTTAAGAGCCAGTGTGACGTGGTTATAAAGATCCCAAGCTGAGTTAGGATTAATACTGTACTGGTGAGTAGGCTTTTCAATCTCTCTTTGTACCATACCGATTTGTGTGAGCGTGAGAATCTCCTGCTCTATAAATAACCTGCCTATCATAGAACCTTGTTGTGACTTGGTTAAGTGTACCTGTTTAAGCATCTCTTTGTCTGCTACCAGGTTATTATAATATTCCTTGGCATGATTAATCTGAAACTGGATAGAATTGGTTACATCTACTAATGCAGAGCCGGTATGCTTGCGTTTATAGTTAGCCAAATCTCCTGAGACTACTCCGTTCATACAGATAAAGACCTGTGCACCAACGGCACACTTGAACCTCATCATCTTGTTATAAGAGTTAGACCAGGCAAACATGAGACCCATGTCTTGGTCTGTTCCGTAGTTCAGGTGATAAACACCTTGAGCTACTTGTCCATCAAGGCTGGTTTTATACAGCTCTTGGTTGATTACAAAGCCAGCGTTGGCTAGTTCTGCACGGGTCTGGTCAATGACGTACCCATGTGGGATTACTGTGTAACGCTTACCATGTTGAGGTAATGCTGCGTTACGGATGTGCTGCTCAGTTACAAATTGTGTTTTTACTGGCATAACTGTGGTTTTAAAAAAGTGATAGTTGTGTAAATGACTTGGGTTTGACTTTTTCTATCTGTGCTATCTGCTTGTATATCTCCTCTAGATAGTACTGTAGGTTGATGTCGTAAGAACTAAAAGGTTTGTCATTGTCTATGAAGTTGACTACAGTTTGTAGCCACTGTCCTGACTCTACTTGGATCTCTCTTCCGTCCTTATGACACTTTACAAGCTTGCCTCCTGTATTAGATACATAGTATCTTACGATCTTCTGAAGACGTTCTATTGTTAGCTGACCTTCTACTATATTTCTTTCTTCATAGTACCAGCCGGCTTTAGCTTTTACACCTGCACAATAGTCTGTGATATCTTGATTCTGAGCCAAGAAGTCTTCAGGCATAATACCGTTTACAAAATAGGCGTAGATAGCTTTGGGGATTATCAGAAAGCTTTTGTTCTTATGAAAGACAGCTACTTTCTTTTTATCTAGATCCTCCCATTCAAACGCACCCTTGCATTTTACTTTGTCTTTGGTAGTGATGGCTATGTAGTTATTCACGTCCCTGATAATCATCTTCTTGTACTGGTCGTGTTCAAGTGCGAGCTGGGTCATCTGCTCCCATTTGGAACAGATATCCATGTACTTGCCTACGGCAGCAGAAGGAATCATTGTTTCCAGACCGTCTGTGTTTTGCATTAGCGGTATGGCGTCAGGTATCTCCGTACAGATCATTTCATAAAGCATGCTGAGTAACAGCTGCCCATTAATAGTAATCTGCATAGTCATCCGGGGATCGTACAGGAAAGAGTTTTCATCACCTGTGAGACCGTAGGTTGAGTTCAGGATGATCTTGTAGACGTAGTTCTTGGGATCCGTTTTAGGAATCTTCTTACGTTCTTCAAAGAACCATTCGTACAATTCTCCAAACTCTTTCTTAGGAAGGTGTTCGGGATGAAACCCATTTTTGATAGCAAGATTAGGATAGAAGCTAGTAACATCTGAAGTCATTATTGTCCAACCAGGTTCAGCTTCATACAGACCTGCATCAGCTGCACCATGGATACCGCCAAGACCATAGTCTGTGCGTATACCACGATATGTAACACTGTGCTTGAAACCTTCCTTAGTAGAAGTGATAACTTTTTTTCTGAAGTAATCCAGTACTTCCTGGAACTCTGGCGTTTTAAACTGTACATAGGGGAGTATGCAGTCAGCCAAAATAATGTACGGTCTGGGAGTACGCAGCTGTTTGATATCAGCCTTGGCCCATCCGATCTTTTGATGCAGGAAGTGTAGGAATAGTTCTTTAGATATTCTTGGCTCTGAAGCACTGTATAGATCAATACCGTATTCTCTGGTCAGAGTCTGACGCAGAACGATCTGTTCTTTACTATGCTCTAGAATTTTCTTTGTAGACAGTACGTCGTTAAGACAATACTTGACTATCATTCCTAATTGGTTACTGTCTGTAACAGGTTGATAGTGCGGATGTGGCATCTCTTCTACATTCTGCCAATCCATAGAGTACTGTATCCATTTAAGAGAGCTCATCTTAGCACGGTTATCCCAGTGGTTCATCTTAAAGAGATCAATTTGTCTGATCTTTAGTTTGAATAGGGGATACTCGGCAAACTCTCCTCTGTCAGTACGATTAATAGTCTTCTGAGCATAATCATATATGGCTTTGATTAACTCCTCTGTATTTAGTTTGAGAAGTTCTTGTTGATTGTCCAGCATCCATTGAGTTATCTGGGCATCAAAAGCAAGACCGTTATATGAGATATGCCATTCTTTATCTTTCTTACACCGGTTCAGAAACTTTACAAACTTTGCAAAGTCATTTCTGTCTTGGTGTATTACAAAGACGTGTCTTACGTTATCATCTTTGTAATGCTGGAATACTGCCACGAAACAGTTTATAAGTGTTTCGTAGTCCATTACCCAGTGTGTTTTTTGGTTGGTCATGATACGGATGTTCAGTTAAGCTGTTCCCCCTTTTTACTGTTGCCAAAAAAAGGCAGAGTTAACTGCCTTGGTTGGTTTTGGTCATAGGGCTGTCCTTAAACAGTAATAAGATTGGACGATGGAGCTTCTGTATAAGCCTGCTCCATGTATTGAGCATAGTCAAACACATCTGCGTTTATTGCAAAAGAGTTAACTATGTCTTTGATATCTTCTGGATTTTCTATGTAGTACTCGTAATAACTTTCTAATGTCTTACGCTCTTCAGCATAATCTTTACCATTAGCTCTACGTCCTACTTTCATTGTTTTAACATCACCATGGTCATCAAGCTTGGCAACCATATGCATACTTTGTTTCTTTTCTTTACCGATCAAAGCAAGTACTTTACTATCACGGTCAAAAATTGCTTCGTTGTATGGGCAGTCAGCTTCAATAGGGATCATTTTAAATGTCTTATTGTTACCCCAGCTGCCGGTAACGAGCATCATTGATTTATTCATAGTTCTACAGATTAGTTCTACAAAATTAAGTGGTTTTCTGCAAGATCTCCAAATCTTCTACAGGTATTTTTAAAGTTTCTTTTTTTAAGTCACATGGGTCACATAGTTCCCCGATCTTTTGTAACATGTACAAGTCAACATCTAGTAGCTTGGCATAGACTTCATAGAACCTATCTGGAAACAGGTAAGATTCTATATACTTATACTCACTAGATGTATCTCCATAGTAAGTCTTGATAGCCCGTTTTAACACAGGGGACAATTTGGAGTATTTACCCAGCATGAAGTTAAACCAGTCATCCATATATGTTTGATAATCAAACAGATACAAATTGTAATCACGGATGTGAAGTACTTGGCTAAATAGTGGATTAGTTATGAGCATCTGCTCTTCAAAAATCTTGTAGCCTTCACTCTCGTTTTCTTTATACGCACATACTAATTTCATATCCTCCGGCTCTACTATACCGTTAATTGATATATAGGTACCGGCAGGGGAGAAGTTCGCAGTCTTTTTTACTCCCAGGGCAGGGAATAAAAAAGACCTTGACTTCTGAAAATACTTGGTATACAAGCTATCTATCATTCCGTTCTCTTTTAGAGAACTACGAGACCTTGAGCAAACTCATAAGGAAGATCGTAGCTCCTGTTTTGATAATGCCATTCTGCTTTCTTTATACATTCTGTGAACCGGTCCAACCAACTGTTCAGGGTTTTTTCAGATACAGGGAAAGCATAACTTTGGAACGTACGATCAATTACCACAAAGTGGAACTTGACCTGGTATCCATTGTTTAAAAGTTGAGCGTATACTTGACTTACCATGATCATGTAGACCACAGCTTGAAGCCAGTAAGAATAATACTCTATACTCTCAGGAAAATCCTTGAGATCTTTGGATGTAGTCTTGATATCATTAACAAAGATTGTTCTATTATCATGATCTATAACCAGGTTGTCTATTATACCTTTAAGTCCATAAGCTTGGTTAGGTAAGTCTATCAGTATGTTTTTTTCATTGATAACTTCTTTGTTATCAAAATCAGTTACATTACAACCGATAAGGCTGCATACCTGCTGGTTGGTCTTTATAATTTCTACTGCGTCTTGGCAGAACTTTAAGGTGTCAGGATCTACAAGAGTCTTGTTACCTTTAGTTTTTAAGAACTCCCAGTAGCTTACTGCTTCTGCAGTGATGATTTTATCAAGACGCTGCTGGTCAGTCTTCAGGTTCTGGAAGTAGTTCATATCTGCCATAACATCCAGAATAGCTCCGTCAAACTGTGCAAGTTCTGTACGGTCGTCACCGTTGCGAGAGAGTTCTGCATAGTGACGAAACACACGGTCTATTACTGTTCTTAAGTTGCCACTAGGAATAGTACCAGGGGTCATCATAAACTCCTCAGCAAACATTTCAGGTTCTAAAAGCAGAAGATGTATAAGCTTACCTTGAACAAGGTGTTGCTCTAGCTTTTCTTCTTTTAGTCCTAGTACATACATCTGATAAAAGATCTGAGGATTCCAGATCAGTTTATTCAGGCTACTATAAGAGTAATAAAACTTTTTACTGTAAAAGTCTTTTTCTAAGATCCCTACGGATTCTTGCATGATAGATTCTAGTTCCATCCTTCTTCGGGTTTTTGTTTTAGTAATTTCATAGCGGCATCACATAGTTGCATGCCGCTGATTTGGTTACCTGCTACTATACTGTGTTCATCGGAAAACTCCGGATACTTTTCTACAAAGAGTCTAGCTACTCCTCTCCAGCTGTGTGTGTTTATATCTTCAGGACCGTCACCTACACGCCAGTTTCGGATGTCGGTTACCATACTTTGAGAAAGATCATTGTTTAGTCCGTTTATAATCTTTTCTTCTGCTTCTTGCATGAACTTATTTAACTGCTGGTATTCTTCAGATTGAAACCATTCTTTAAAAGTTGACATCTGGTTTAGCGTTTAAGGGTTTCCAGTTATGTTTATCTCTAGCACAATTTTGACAGAGTACAGTAATCCATCCGCTAGTATGGCCGATATTATCTTCTGACCCACACTCTTGACAAGTATATGAGCAGATATACTCAGCCATGTTAATCATACCTTCTACAACTTCATCATGTCCGTCAGTATAGAAGCGTAAGCCTCCAAACTTTTCTTTCATTTGACTGCAGGTAACTTGGGCCGGTCTGTACTCACCATTTTTTGTATAGGAAATATGATTGTCTATATACCTTTGCATAGAACCACAGAGCTTATCTATTACTGGTAACCAACCGTCTGGTACACCAAACCAGTTTACCATACCAGGGTTCCCTTCGTACTGCTGAAATATCTTTGGATACTTCTGTATTAGTTGTTCTGTGGTGATGGCCATACTCCTAATTCTATTAGTTTTACACGGATACGTTTTTCAGATTTAGTATCTACGGTATAAGCGTTCTCGTATTGGAGGAACTCTACTAGTTCATCGTATTTACTTTGCAGGTCTGCCACACTACTAGGGCATGCTTTTACTTCTACGTTTTGCATTAGAAACAGTTTTCCATATCCCGGGGATAATAACGGCCCAAGATGTTTCCGTTGTAGTTGTTAAGTCTAAGTACATCTAGCTTGATCTGCCAGGCTACTTCTGCGTACGTAAGGTATTTTTTAGAGCAGCAGAGTTCTATGATAGTTCTCTTAAACCGCTGCTTACCATACTTCTGAATATCTGCAAGGAGTACTTTAGAAGATCCATAGTAATCCTTCCAGTCAGACTCTTTTACTGTACGTTCGTACGTCTTACGGGTCTTTGTAACTTTTTTTACTTTCTGTGAAATCTTCTTCTTACGTGTATTACGCAGGATCTTTTTGCCTATATAGCTTTTGAATGTTACAGTATCCTGTATCATGTATACAAACCCTTGGACCTTTTCATAATCCGGCAGGTCTTCTATATTGTTTATAGGCTTGTCTTTATAGAACCAAGGTTCTTGCATAGGGTTGGATATTAAGTTCTACAAATATACTGTAGAATATAATTAGTTCTCCAACTTTCTGTTTAGTATTGGTACTATTCTTAAGAACACTTCTTTGGGTCCAAAGTCCTTAATAGAATCAGAAGGATCTTTACTCATAGGTAAGACTGTTGTCACCAGTTCAGGATAGAGTTCTTTATATCTTTCCATGGCTTTGATACCGGCATCATCATAGTCAAACATGACGATGATCTTTTTATAGTTTTTCAGATACTCGGTCATCGTTTCCTTCTTGATTAGAGAGTTCTCAGAGTCTGGAGCTATTACGTCCAGTTTAAGTTTAAGGCTTTTTAAAGACATGATGTCTTTTAGAGAGCTTGTGATTAACAGGAAATCATTGTTCTTTACTTGCTCAGAGCCTTGTACGTAGTCAGTTACTTTGATGAATTTCTTGTCCAGGGTTTTGGGCTGGTAGATTTTATACAAGGTACCGTCAGCTTTAAAGTATCCATACATGTAGTTACCTGTAATACGCAGTTCTTTATCATCTTTTACCATTAGGTAAGACTCTAGGGGTACTACGTTATGTTCAGTCAAGAGTCGCGTACCAATATTATACTGGGTCCAGTAGTACTGGTCCTGTGTACTCCACTGACGTTTCTTAAAGCTGACTACTTTGTACTTAGATGCCTGTTTAAATTCCTGCACATCATAACCACCGTTATTGTGTAGTACAAAGTCATTGTACTTTTCTACCACTTGCTGGCAAGCTTTATGATATGGCAGTTCTGTAAGTTCTTTAACCAGATCTATGGCTGAACCACCTTTACCAGAAGAAAAATCTTTATACCGGTACATCTTTTTGTTTGCATCAAAATAGATACACATGCTAGGAGTACGTTCCTTGGAATTAAAAAGACTTTTGATTTTTACATCATGTCCGTTTAGTTTCTCTTTTAGTTTGCAGTAGTGCTCAAATATCCAGGGTGTTGGTACATCTTTCATGTCATGTACCAGGTTCTTTGTTTTAAACATAAACCATCCATTTTAAAGGAGAAAAAAAATGAGGGGAGTGTAGAAACACCCCCCGTTGAATGGATAGAGAAATAAGATGATTACATCTCAAAATCATCAGTAGCCGGCTCAAAGCTGCTCACTGGTTTAGTGATCAAAGCTTTATAGTGGTACTTATTGTTTTTATCAAACTTGTCTAGTTTGTCTTCTTCTGCAGACACAAACTTGTACTTAGGAAGAGACAGCTTGATAATGGTTTTACCGTTGTACTCTTCTTCGGTGCCCTTAAGGAACCAGTACAGTTTCTTTCCTTTTACTAGATTTAGAGCCTGTGTAGCCCAGTCTTCAATAGAAGAAGCCTGGATACGGTTTAGTTCATCACGAAGACCCAACTCTGTGGCAATCATGGTAAGTTTGTACATGATCTCATTGCGAGATACGTTTCCGTTGTTGAACTCATCTGTCCAGATGGTTGCACTAACACGACCAGTTTGACCCTTGTACTTAGGTCCATCTGGATTGTCTTTGTCTATAGACCAGCCCTCAAAGTTCTCTAACTCAGGTCCTTCAAGATAAAGCTCTAGGCTTTTCTTGTCACCCTTGTTTGAGGTTCTTAACTGGCCACTGTTGATGTGGGCATAAACTACCCCTGGTTGTAACGACTTTGCTAAGCCGCCTCCTGTCTTGACTTCTTGTCCTTGTGTACTGAACATACTGTCTGTTTTGTATTTGTTAGAAAAAATAGATACTAGTTTTCATAGGCCTGGATTGCATCTTTGACGTATGCCAGGTTATTAGGTATTTCAAAATCAGGGAACATTCCCTTGGGACTCTTGCAGGTATTGTCACCGGTAGTCTGAGTCTCAAACACATACCGGATAGTACCATCTTTATCTTTCTTTACTTTACCGAAAAGAACCATAGAAAACAGACCTTCAAAGGTCAGCTTCTCATCTACCATACGACCGATAGTCTTGGCTTTAAACTTACGTTTGCCTTCCATGTCGGTAGATTCTTCTGCGTGAGTTAAGAAAAAGATAGTCAGGTCATCTCTGAGATCTTTAGGCATTCGTGCAATACGAGCTAGGTGTCCACCAATCTGGGTGAACTTTTCGTAACCTTTCTCATCTACACGGTCAAAGAACTCAAAGGAACTCATATACTGAAAGTCATCTATAACTATAGTCTTGATCTCTTGACGCTTAGTATTTACATAGCCAAGACATGCTTCTATTTGCTGTGCAGTAGAACCTGAATAAAGGTTACCACTAGGGTTGTCTTTACTCCAGAGCACATACTTCTTTTTCCAGCCTTTGAAAGGCAAGGGTTTGTTAGCTACGTTAATAATAAATGTCTCTTTAGGATCTAGTGATTCTATAGAGGTAGACTTGCCAGCACCGCTTTCCGCGATAACTAAGATTCCATTTGCCATATTACTTCTGTGATTTTATTAGTTCGTTAAGCCAAGACTTAGAGCTTACAGGTTTTCCTGTATGGATAGCATAGAAATCCCTTATAGTCATTTCTTGATAAAGGGCATCTTCCATTGGTCCAGGAGCTTTGTAAGCAACAGAAGGTTTAGGAGCAGCTACCGTTTTTGTTGGGACATCTTCTAGTATGGCAGATGTACCGCTGATAGCAATACTGCTGGCGTTAACTATTCTAAGTTCTTCTAGAGGAACTAGATAAGAACCTCTTTCGTTAAGCTCATACTCTTCCTCAAAGTTTGGATTGTATGGAATCTTGTAAACTGTTCGGCTTGAATCTAGTGGTTCAAACTCATTTGTAATTAGTTCAAAATAGAAACCTTTTTCTTTCTTGAACTCTGATGAAAAGATACCTACTACGTTACGAGCTTGCTTGTCGTAGAAAGGCATCTTCATGTTAAAGTCCAAACGGCTGATACCAAGATTTTCTATAAGCCTATAATGATGCTCACGAAAATCTTCTAGGATTTCTGCCTTGTACTTTTTTTGTTCATCTTGACTTAAGGCTTTGTACTCCTGGTACGTCAGCCTCTTACGTGTTGGTGGGTGTGCTGTTGTAAACATGATATTGTGTTTTAGATCTCTTCTCCAATAGGAGCTGATATGTTTCTTTGATTACCGTTACCGGCTCTTTCTGTAAACCTTACAAAACCATTTGGTCTTGCAGCAGTAGGTTCTGGTACTTCTGCCATGCGTTGCTGCTTACCAAACATCTTTAGAAATATGATGCTTTTCTTTTCATCACCGTTTCTTACTTTGAGCAGGTGTAGGAAAACATCATCTTCTTTAGCTTCGTAAGCATACGGACCATAGCTTTTTATATCAGATTTCCAGGGTCTTGACAGAACTACTACCATGTCTGAACCCTGCATCAAAGCGTCACCGCCAAAGATGTCAGAGCTTGTTGGGTAGTTTGCAATAGAACCGGATACCTTACGAGCAGCTTCATCTATACTTCTGTTTAGCTGGGTGATCATCAGAACAATGATTGGTATTTTGTTCTTAAGCTTCATCAGCATTTCAGTAGTATTGTAGAGTACATCAAATTTGTCTTTGTCAGCACCACTTTTTTTGATAAGCCAGCTATGGTCTATCGTAACAATAAGTGGTTTGCTGCCTCCTTCTAGATATACTTCCTTGATGACTTCTTCCATTTCAGCAGAAGTGATTGATTCGGATATAAGGTCTCGTTTGATACCTTGTTTTTCCATATACTCACACTCTGCTAGGTACTGCTTCATTTTTTCTATAATAAATTCATCCAGCTGTCTGTCAGTGCTTAGAACAACACCATAGTCCTGTGCTACTTCACCTGCAAACTGACGGGCTGCGTACTGTTCATCACCCATCTCAAACTGAAACTCCAGTATGTTAAACTGCTGATCAGGATTAAGACGGTGGGCTTCACGGAGTATCTGTGATACAAGCATTGTCTTACCGGCACCAGGTCTGGCACCGATAGTAAGCATAGATCCCCATTCGAGTCCTGCTATACCGGCTGAGTTAAACCCAGGCCATGGTGTTCGCAGACTCTTGATGTCTCCGTTACGTCTTTTTTCTATATACTTAAGTCCTTTTCTTAAAACGGATACGTAGCTTTTACGTCCAAACTTTTTTTGTTCAGTACTCATCTATAAATGATCTAATATTGGCTGAATGTTTCACTAACCATAGACTCTAGTTCGTTTAACCCATCGTTTTTGCCATTGTAGTAAGCTTGAGTCATCATCTTATCTACGAGCGTTTCAAGAAGACCGAAGTTTATAAGCTTAACTTCTTCTTTAATATCTCCATAAAGTTTAGCTGAGGGCAGCTGATCAAAAATCTTTCTAAGTTCTTGCTGATGTGGGGTTGTGTTTTCTGTGGACATGTTCTTTTTTAGGGGATGTAAATTTAGATAACTTGTTGTAGAACTCCAAAAATAATCTGTAGAAGTTTTAGGTTTCTGAAAGAATTTCTGGGTTGTCTACAATCATCTGGCAATAGTCAGCCAGGAGGGATCTGCTAGTCTTAGTAGAGGTATCTGTACGCTGGATAAAGTAGCTGCTGGTAGTAATATACTCCAGGTTTTCTCTACCCTTGGTGTAGATATAATAGTCTGTGGCATCTAGTACAAGTGCCCAGTCAAATTCAGGGTAGGTTTTGAAGAACCAGATAAACTTTTGTTTAAGTTCCTGGACCGTCTGTCTTAAGAGGCCTACCCGGGGAACTCTTTTAGCAGGGAACATTTCACGATAAGTGTTGATGCATTGTAAAGCATTCATACCCAATACTTCAGAGGCTACCTTCTTCTTAGTTTTGACCAGAAGAGTCTCAAATTCATCTAGTACAAACAGGGCTCCTGAGGTCAGGTTACCGTTTGCATCTAGGTGTCCTCTGTTCTGTGCTACCAGTCTTTCTGCGTCTTCATTGATAATACCGGTGGGTTTGATTTTGTTCCGGCAGCAATCAAGGAAGTACAGCTGGTTCGGGCTCACATTGTACTTGATCAGTGTCGTCCAAAGTTGATGACTCATAATTACTCTTTAAGGTTTTAAGGATACTAGTGTACTTGTGTTGGAAAGGCTCACAGGTTTCTAACAGGTTTTTGCAGGCTGTTATGGCATGGATCACTGTTGTATGATCTTTACCCAGAAACTTACCAATGACGGTAAGGTTATACCCCATTTGCCTGGCCAGTAGGCAGAAGATGTTTCTTAGTTCTACTAAAGGCCGGTTCCTGCTTCTGCTTTGCAGACACGTGGGTTTGTCAAAGAAAACAGGCATGAAAGGTTTAAGGTTATCCTCTAACATTTCAAGAGACATGATTGGTATTTCAGCGTTTTCTGAGGTATACATTTGGGTTATTACTGTTGGGTAATAGCCCAGTTTGTTATAAAACACTGACTTAAATTCTGTAATCAGTTTTTTTTCAAGCATAGCTGCGTAGCTTTTTGAATCCATAAATCTTGGAGGTTTAGTCTACAAATATAGGTTAGTTCTACAATATTACGTATATTATATTGTAGAGTATTTAAAAAGTCTACATAATTTAAGTTTATAAACCTTTATATAATGGCAAAGAAGTTTTACGCCCAGAAGGATGTCCTGGGTTTTCCTATTCCTGGTACTATGATGAGTGGAGAAAAGGTTCCTGCCAACTTGATTGAGATTCCTGCACAGAATGTTGCTCCTGGAGCTGGTCAAGTAGCTGTACCACACCCTGGTGATCTTCGCTATTTCGTACGTAAGGACAAGAGTGGAAAGATCATCCCTAACTCACTGATTATCAGTTTAAAAAAGCCTGCTGGGGATGTTTATGAGTTTAAACTTATAAAGGCTAGCTAATCATGCAGAGAGAAAGTTCAGCTATAGCAGCATTTAAAGTCTGGGTTTTCCCTAGTCTTGTGTCTATTATAAGTCTGTTAATCTGGAATGACGTCAACGAGATAAAGGCTGATGTCAAGGCTCTTATGGCCCAGTCTAACATTGATAAGACCAGGATTGATAATCTTGAGCGACAGGTTTACGGATCTAAGACTGCTAGTCTACCTGAGAAACCTGCTCAGAAGCCTCCGTTTTTGAATGAACTGTACGCAGTTCTACCGTCTCCGGAGAAGAAACATAAATATAAAAAGATACTATATGACTTTTAAACAATGGATTCTAGATCTATTCAAAGATGAGAGAGGTTCTACCTCGATCAAACCTGTTGTAGGTTTTATGGGGGCCTTGTTTCTCTGTATAACTCTTACTGCTAACTCTTTTACTCACGGTGATATTAAACCTTCTGATGCTCTTGTGGATGCTGTACTGATTATGACCTGTGTAGGTATTGGAGCAGACAGTGTAGATAAATTTAGCCACAAGAAAAAGAAAGAAGATGAAGCTTAGTAAATATGCCATTATAGTTCTAGCAGTAATTGGTCTGATTATTTTATCCAGATTAGGTTGTAACAACGGTCTTGGGTTTTTTGATAAACCTACAGCAGACACTGTAGTTACTATTGATACTTTATGGCAAGAACATGATACAGTAATCTATAAAAAGGTACCTGTAAAAGAAATCATTTACGACATAGATACTTTGCCTCCTCAGTATATTCCAGATACAAACTATGATAAGTTAAAAGAACAGTATGAGCTTCTTGTAAAAGAGCATGCTTCTAAAGTAATTCAGTTTGATACACTTAGAATACCCCAGCTTAAAGGCGGATTTTATATAAAGGATACTGTTCAGTTTAATAAAATATCTGGAAGATCATTTGAAGCTGATTATGTTATACCTGTTGTAAAAGAAACAATTACTATTACAAAAGAAACTCCTAAAAGGAATCAGCTATATATTGGAGGTGGTGTAAATACTGCTAAAACATTTGTGCCTCAGTCACTAGAAGCGGGGCTTTTACTCAAAACTAAACGTGATCAGATAATGGGTGTAAAAGCCGGATCTGATATTAACGGTAATATAACATACGGCTTCCAGAGTTACTGGAAGATTGGATCTAAAAAATAAATAAACATGAAAAGTATCGTAAAGATGCTTCTTGGTCTGTTTAAGAAAAAAGTTTCTAAACAGGTTGAAGAAGTTAAAGAAAAGGTTATGCCTGTAGAGGTAGCTCCTGCACAAGAAAAAAAGAAGAAGAAATATTATCATCCTAAGCCTAAGAAAGCTAATATCTAATTAATCTGTATCCTATGAATCTTGAAAAACTTAAAGGCCACGTGCCGGATTCTGTTATTGCACAGATTCCTGGTGTGATTGATAGCTTTGCTGTTAATACCCCACTTCGTTTGGCTCATTTTTTAGCTCAGTGTGGTCACGAGTCTGGTGGTTTCAGGCTTACGCAAGAGAATCTAAACTATTCAGCTAAAGGTCTTATGGGAATCTTCAAGAAGTATTTCCCTACAGAAGCTTTAGCTAATGCTTATGCACGTAAACCTGAAAAGATTGCTAACCGCGTTTATGGTTCACGCATGGGTAATGGTCCCGAAGCTAGTGGTGAGGGTTACAAGTTCCGCGGTCGTGGTTATATTCAATTGACTGGTAAACAGAACTATACTGCATTTGATGCTACAGTACCTGAAAGTATTGTAGATAATCCAGACTTAGTGGCTACTAAATATCCTTTAGCTTCTGCTGCATGGTTCTGGAGCAAGAACGGTCTTAACACTCTTGCTGACAAAGGAGCTTCTGATATTAATGTTACTGCTATTACAAAGCGTGTAAACGGTGGTACAATCGGTTTGACAGATAGAATTAAACACTTCAAAGAATATCATAACCTGCTGGTATGATAGGACATGTTATTAAAAACATACCTAAAAACTATAAGATATGGCTAAGGCCAAAGGCTCCAAAGCCGGAGAATCTAGAAAGGTCACCTTCGGTAAACGTAAAACAGGAAGAGCTGCTAAAAGCAGAGGACCTAAAGACAAAAAAGTCTCTAAGTACCAAGGACAGGGAAGATAATTGTTTATAAAAACCAACCTCTAAAACTTATACTATGAATCTTAGGGGTT